ACATACCCATCAGCACAGGCATCATAGTGCTTGTATCAATAAGCGGTATTGTAATGTTAGACTCGGCAATTGCTAAACCAAAGTTTGCCATTGGTATTATAATAAAGTTTGAAGCCATGCCTAATACGCAGACCCAACCAACAGCGGGTCGCCAGCCAGCAACAAACATAGATTTTGAGGCTGCTTCTACCTTGTTAACTTCCAATTGGCCTTTTGCAAGTTCTTGAGCATGACGCTCTGCCATTGTGCTTATCTCGTGGGCCAAGGCGTTCTTCGTATCTTTGTCTTCTATAAACTTATCTAACAGTCCTGCAACAGGTCCAATCAATGCTTGTAACATCCTATTCTCCTTTCCCTGCGTTAAGAAACTCCATAACCGCCATGAGCATACTAAAAAGCGAAGCGGTGGCTCCCATCATGTATTTAAACCATCGCATAACTTGCGCCATTGTAGCATTTTCTAGTTGTTTTTTACTTCGCTCTTGTCTTATGCGTTCTCTTTTGCATTGTTTTTGAAACTCTAAAAAATCTTCCCAAAGTCCCGGCCTTCCAGCCAGTTTCATTGTTGTTCGTAATTCAGCTTCTTTCTCTCTTAGTTTCTCCAACTCCATAAAGTTTTGAAGCGCACTACCACGCCCTTTCTTATTAGAGCGTCTAGCCAAAATTGATTTGTTATTAAAGTAATTACCACATGCTTCTGCACAATGCGAAAGGTCTTTACCATGTTTAACACTTTGTAACATGATATCAATGGCTTTATTAGCTGCTGCAATTTCTTCAAGCACACTACCTTCTACTCATAAATGCTGTTGCACCAAAATAGGCTGCTACTATACTGGCCTGTGCTATGTAAAACAAACCAAGCAGATCAGACAGAGCTTTGACTCGACTATCGGGCATCATGGGTAACATGAGAAAAATAGAAAACATGACCATGCTAATCATTGCAACCCAAGCCATGTTTCTTTGTGAATCTGCTTTTTCTTCGCGGAGTTCTAATTCTACTAGTTGTTGATGGCGTTCAAGTTCTTCGTCTGTTACTTCACCATCACCATCAAGATCATACTTTGCATATTTACTGGTTTGTTGTAGTCTTTTTGGCATAACCTTGAATCTCCGTTTTCATCGGATCAACAAAAGCTGGTTTACAATACGCTAGAACGCTTTTGTAATTTTCCTCGCGGCTCGACAAAACACGGGCAACATGCACACACTGTTTTTGGTTTACCCAATAGCTTGCCACTCGCTCGTCTTGTTCTGGCGCAAGTTGCACCATCAACGCAAAAACTATTATTTCCATTTAACCAATCCATTTAAAAACTGCCGCTACACTTATAATAAACGGATACATGCTCCATAACATTAGCTCTAATTTATCAAATCTTTTAGATCCTGACTCTAGGCGTTGTTCTATAGCAGAATATCGGAGCGCACATTCCTTCTCGTGAACCTCGATCTGTGCAATGGCTTCCTTGACGGTAGGCATATCAATCTTCTGTTGGTCTGCGTTGGTTTTGCAACAAGTTGAGAATAACCTTTGTATCTGCTTTAACATCGCTCAAGTCTTCTGCGGTGTTTTGTTGAATGATCTCGGAACGTGTCATTTGATTTTGGAGTTGATTTACCTCATCCTCAATCTCGTCAACCTGTTCACTTAACTCACTGATGTCCTCTGCGTTTTCCTGAGACTGTGCCTCAAGCGTGGTGTAGCTCGCAATCAAACCAGCCCCGACTAGCAAAGCAGGAGCAAGATTCATGAGACTAGATAACTTGATTTCCATAACAAAACCCTGCCATTAACTAATTAAGAATAACAATACCAACCTGTTGCAATGTATTTCACTTGTGTCTGTGAAGGAATGCCTCTGTGATAATGAGTCCAATCACAAGGCCATATTAATGTAAGACCTTTTTGCGGTTTAACTTTTAATTTTTGGTGTGCAAATTCTGTTTCACCACCTTCCGTTACATCATTAAGATATGTCATATACACAAGATGCCTACTAGCATATAACAGCGATGCTCTTTCGGTATGAAACTTAAAAAAACCACCGCCTTTCGGGTACTTTTGCACGTTACCTTGATCTACACCGTCATTGAACGCTGCAACCTTATCTGCAAAAGGATAATCTTTTAAGTAAAGATTCAAACACTTTTGTAATTCAATCGAATAGTCACAGCAAACTTTATGTTTAAAAGACAATCTTCTTTCAAAAGAATCTTTTGTTTTTTTATCAAAAGCAATTTGCCCTGAATCCTGAAAGCCAACAACTCCACGAGTTACTTCGCCTTGTTTTTTTGCCTCTTTATCTTCAACGTAATCAATTAAACGATCACAAATAGATAAATCATCTAAAATCCAACTTCCAATAAAAGAAGGATGTGTATTTTTTGTAAGCAAAACAGGTGTGGGGCCGTTATTTATATTTTCTTTTATTAAGTGCATCAGGTCATTTCAACCCACTGTCTGTTTGTTTCATCCCACTGATAAAATTTTCCGTCATTCGGGTGAGCTACTGGGGCTTCCCAAATACAAGATGTTTCGTTCAAAATCCAACTTGGGTAAGGCTTTGGTTCATAAAAAGCATCTCTTACAGAGTCGTAGGTGTAACCAATTCCAGCATAATTTTTTCGTAAGGCCACGCCCCCATCAGGTGTATTAGAATTAGGTGCATAATGAACACCACCCCTAGTGTTGTAGCTAGTCTGTACCCACGTTACGCCAGACTCTGATGGTAGTGAATCTATAAAATCTTGCTCTGCAACGATTACAGCTTCTACAAGATTATTTTTAACTTTAGCAAAATGACTCATGTCGTAAATGTCCCAGAGCTTGTAAAGGTATGAAACGTAAAACCGCCTGAAGAAGTTACGGTTCCTCCTGTCGCAACTTGACCCCCAGCATATCTAAGAATTACAACGCCTGAACCTCCATTGCCGCCTGATTGGTTAAAGGCTTGTGAACCTGCACCGCCACCGCCACCACCTGTATTAGCAGTTCCAGCATTTGCTGTTATTTGTTGAGGCGAGTTTCCACCTCCATAGCGACCTCCGCTTCCACCGCCTCCAGCACCACCAGCACCAATGTTAGCCGTTCCAGAATTACTGCTTAATTGTTCTGCTCCACCGCCTCCACCGCCAGCGTAGGAAGTCCCAAGCGACTTCCAATTTGTTCCTGCTCCTCCTGCTCCTCCAACAGGCGTAGTTGCGTTTACAATACCATCGGCTCCATCCGCAGAGGCTCCTCCACCGCCACCTTGTCCAGTATTTGCAGGGACACCTGAAGAAGTCTTTCCGTCACCTCCAGCATGACCTTGACCAGACGTGCCGGGACTTCCTGTGCTTGTTGATGGATTATTTCCTGTTCCACCGCCACCGCCAGAACCTCCCTGTGTGGGGCCAGCCCCTCCTCCGTGTGACCCAAATCGGCCTCCTCTTCCTCCTCCGGTAGAGGTGGTATTTGTTATGCCTGTGCCTGTAATTGAAGAATTAGATCCTGCTGCACCATTTGCAACGCTACTTGCTGCCGCTCCTCCTCCACCTATAGTCACTGTCCATTCTGTTCCATCGGATATCGTGCCTGTGGTTTCCACTTCAAGAAATCCTCCAGCACCACCGCCACCTCCTGCTCCAAATCCACCAGATCCTCCTCCAGCAACGACAAGACATTCAATATCCATTGTCTTTGTTCTGCTTGGGTGAGCACCAAAACCTAATACGTTGTAGCCAAAACTAGACATTATCTAACCTCACGCATCATTTGCAGCATCTGTTGTAAAGAATAACTTGATACCTAAAAGTCTCGCATCACCTGACTGACTATCTGCTGAAACATCTCTCATAATCTGAAAATAAGCCATTGTGTCTACTGCCGCATTCGCAATGGTGACAGCACCTGATTCTGCCGAAACTGTCATATCATTTGATGTGCCGCTAAAGGCTTTTGCCGTTGCAACCACATTTGTTCCGAAGGCTGTATTGATTGAAGCATCGTCAGCCATACAACCGCCAGACAAGCCCCACGCAACGGTACCTGTGTTCGTGCCTGTTACTGTCCAAAACGCTTGGAAGGTTACTGTGCCTTCGTTCCATGATTTAGGAAAACAAACCGTAAATTGAGCGTTTTCATCAGACGAAGCATCAAAGTCAAGGCATTTTATTTCTGGCCCATTTGATAATTCAACCTGTGTTAAATCAGCACAGCCAGCCGTTGAGTTAGGGTACATCGCTGCTGCCGGAACGTAAATTGTTTCTTTCCCTGCAACTTTTGCTTTTGCTCCCCCCACATCAAGCGTACCGGCTATTGTGACATTAGTTGTTCCAGTTGGAATCTCAATAACATCAGCATCAGCGTCATTCTTAATCGTTACATCATTTGTTGAACCTTGTCCAGTGAGGATTAAACCTTCCGCAGCGGTATATCCCATTGCAGCATTATCACCAGCACTAGTATCACCATCAGCATTTAATGTTCCAGCCGTCAAGTCTCCAACAATATCAACGCTAGTACCACCTGTTGCTATCGTCAATACATCTGCATCTGCATCGTTCTTGATTGTTACATCGTTGGTAGAGCCTTGTCCTGTAAGAATTAAACCTTCAGCGGCAGTGTACCCTATCGCTGCGGCATCACCAGAAGACGTATCCCCATCAGGTATAAAACAAGCTGCGGTAAGATCACCAACTACGTCTACATTTGTGCCGCCTGTTGCAATGGTTAATACATCTGCATCTGCATCATTCTTAATGGTTACATCGTTAGTTGATCCCTGACCTGTGAGGATTAATCCTTCAGCGGCAGTGTAACCCATTGCGGCATTGTCACCAGCAGCAGTGTCGCCATCTGCATTGACAGTAGAAGCTGTAACATCCCCAACAATATCAACGCTAGTGCCACCTGTTGCGATTGTCAGTACATCCGCATCTGCATCGTTCTTAATTGTGACATCGTTAGTTGAGCCTTGACCCGTTAAAATCAGACCTTCAGCCGAGGTAAATCCTATCGCTGCATTGTCACCAGATGATGTGTCGCCCGTAGCCTCTAGCGTTGCTCCTGTTATAACACCAGAAGCCGTCAAGGTTGCTGCGGTGGTAGTGCCTGTTAAGTCTAAATCAACAAGCGCATCAACTACCGCTGCTCCAGAACCTGCCCCGTCAAGGTACACTGCCTTAACTGCTCCGTTACCAATGTTCACAGTTGCACCAGAGCCTTGTTTGATTGTAATGATTTGAGAACCTGTTGTTGCGTTCTCAATAAACATTAGTCGAGACATTGTGTTTGGAGCAATAGTTAGCTCCCTAGTTGTAGAAAGTGTAGCAGAAGATGTAACTTTAAAATAAATTGAACGGGCTGGATCTGTTGACCCATCAGCAACAGTTGTTGTTGCGTTTGCATCACTGCCAAAACAATCCTGTGTTCCGTAACTTAATGCCTCTGCAATTAGCTCCAGATTAGTATTCGTTTCGGTGCCCCACGTACCTGAAGATTCGCCTGTACCTATTTCTTTTAATCGTAAATCATTTACATAAGTTGCCATGTTATAAACCTCACGCGGCTATTTCTTCCCAATTTGGTGTTTGCGTTGTATCTGTTAATTCTTGCCAATTTGGTGTTTGCGCTGTATCTACCAAACCCCATATACTTAGTGATCCTACCTCTCCTGTTGCTGATACACCTGTGACGCTAATTGATACCGATATGCCTACAATTTCAGTGCCAATTGCACCAGTTGCGGAAACTCCTGTTAGAGTTACATTTGCAGCCCCGCTGACTGTAACGCTACCTAAACCACTTGTCCCTACTACACCAGTAACAACAACGGAGTCAGGGTTACCCCAAGGACCGTCTCCCCATTCACCTCGTCCCCATCCCGTTATTGAAGACATTAAGCGATCCTGATTATTGCATTACTCGCGTCTGCTGTGGGAAAAGTAATTGTAAAATCACCTGCTGTTGCAGTTTTGTCCCCACCAAAATCTAATACACATACGGCTCGGTCTGAGTTTGTATCGTTGTAAATTAGTGCACCTCTAGCTGTAAGCGTCACCGTAGAAAACGTCAGGTTGGCAAAATCGGTAATACCTGTAGTACCATCATTGCTAGGATTTATATTGGTAAGAGCCGCCCCAGTAGCAGTATAGTTAGTACCACTTGCTTCATTTGAACTCGTATAGGCTGTTGTACTCGCTCCTAAACTTGCAGAACTTGTGTACAAAGCCAATTTAAAGCTGTTGCCGCCACTCGCTAAAAAATTGTGTTTTGCCTCAAGTAGTTCTTTTTTAAACGAGGAACACATAGCCTGTGATATAGCCATTACAATCTCCTGATTATGTCTGCCATTTCCTTCTGTTGATTCTTCTCAAATACTCCTGATAAAGTAGTTCTATCACTTTTAATTGCTTCTTTCATATTGTGAAGAATAACAGAGTATACATGATTCTTAAACGCCTCTGCCTGTTCCCTTATTGCAGGGTGACTCTTATCTCCTATTGATATAATCCTGTCTGTCGCTTCTTTTGCCCAAAACTCAGGATCATGTCCTTTATATTCTGTAGTAGTTACTCCTACCGAACCTACATCTGATATTGCTAAATCAAACATGTTAACCCACTTGTAATCGTGGTTGACCAGAACGATATGTATCAGCACGTAACTTACCGTCACCAAGATTTTTAAGAAGAATTAAAGATTCCGCGTACATTTTGTCGTACATAGCCACCATGTCTGGTTCACCTTTCAAGAATCGTATAGCTTCTACTAATGCGCCATTTAACAACGCAGAATCAAATTCAGTACCAAGCCACGTTGTACCTGCATCCACTATAGATTGAGGATAATACCCATAATGCAGTTCGGTAGAATAACTACTATCAGGAGTTGGCCCCAATATAAAACTGTCTTGGTCAAAATATGCATAGTGCACGGGGGTGCCTGTGCTAGAAGGGTTAGGATAGGCTTCACGCATAAAATTAACATCTTTGTTTAACAAAAATGTATATACACCACTAGAGTTAATAACAGCTAAACTATAGGAATACAAAAAATCAGTTGGCATTGTGAGATATTTAGTACCAGAAGTCATTGTACCTGTCACGTTCTTACGTAACGCAGGAAACTGAACTGCGTTATATATTTTTTGTTCAGCCTGTTCGGTAAACAAAGCTAACTGAGCATCTGTAAACGTATTCTCACAAATGTCGTTAATATTTGTTTTTAACTCTGTGTAGGTCATCGTCATAATTTATGCCATCGGACCACGAGCAAATAAACCTTTAGTAGCCGCACCTGTACCACGCACTTTTATTTTACGGTTAGTGGGCTTCTTCACCGGACCACCATTTTTCATTTTCTTTATTTTCTTTGGTGGCTCATTTATAAAATCGTTTCTTGGTTTTTTTGTTCTGACTATTTGTGTCGCGTTAGCTTTGGCTGCTGCTCGGCCTACTCCCTTTTCTGCTGCTTGTTTTTTTCCTGACATACAATACTCCTTAAACTGTTACTGTAACTGTACCTACGCTACCTGTTGCTACCAAATCATTAGGTGTTAAACCAAAAGGATCTTGTCCTCCCCCAACGGGATACCAACCCCACTGTATGTTTCTACTACTAAACGGTCCAGATTCTACTATACTTTTGTCTGGACGTGGATCACGTATAGCTTGTGGATCATCTACAGGAAACTCACCTAACTTTAACTGTGGATGATCTGGATTCCAACACTCATTGCAAGCCTTTAAATTAGTGTTGCGTCCTTTCTCTATTAAATCTCGTAGATCCCTTAACTTATATTGAAACCCACATATGTCACAATCAGCTATGGCTCTTTTGTTAGAAGCAAACCTAGCCATTAAATATACCCTATACGAGGAACAAACCTAGCAGGGGCTTTTACTCTATCTTCTCCGGCAGCTAACGCAAACTGTTCTTCATACACAGTTTTTAACATATCTATTCTAGGAGCCAAGTCAGGATCTTTCATGGCTATGTAATAAGCTAATCCTGCTACTAGACAAGGCAAGAATCTAAAATTCATATCGGCTGTTTCTACACCGCTACCAGCATCCTGTATACGCCTCATACGATAGTATTTAAAAACATAATAACTACTTTGATCTGGAACAGGCCACACGTTTATCTTTGGATTATCACGTAGCCTTTCAATGTAAACCTGTATAGGTCTACCTTGTGTTAACTTGTTAGGGATTGATGCGTAGGTGCTTACACTAATACGTGTTATGTTAAGATCAGATTGTGTTGCAGTTACTCCGCTATTTGTGCGAATAACTTGTTCCAATAAATCTATAGTATCTGCGGGTAAATCATACTGAGAAGTCATCTATGGTCCAGAGATTGATACCACGATTCTGCCATTCTATAGTTAACAAATTCATAGAACGTCTAGCGGTTCTAAGATCGTAACCAGAACGCATTTCACGACCTGCACGTTCCCACGCTTCTTCAGCGATCTCCGTGAAGTTCATGTCAAATGCTGTAGTTCCTGAAGTAGCCATTATAACCCCTTATATAAAAAGAGTTTTCTTTCTTCTATTCTCCATGACTTGACCACAGCCTTTGGCTATCTTCCGCTTTCTTCTGGCAAGTCCACCACCACTCATTTTTACAGTAGCAGCTTTTGTATTTTTAACCACAGTTTTACCTTTAGCCCCTTCACGTTTTTTCTTACGTGCAGTCTTAGCTCGTTGTTTTTTACTTAAAGACTGAGCTTTACTTCTAGGTAAACACCGATCAGGGTTCTTTTTGTCCTTAGACGTACCACACTTACCCTTAATCTTACCATCAGTGCCTATACGCACCCAGTCTTGGTTAACCCACTTCTTTAACTCACCCATTACTTTTTCTTCTTCTTAGATCCCTTTGCGTAATTAGGATCTTTACAGTATTTAGAAGCAGCCATATTTGCATAAGCTGACGGGTAAGTATCAAAGGTGCGTTTCGCCCAAGCCTTGCCAGCCGGACAAATCTTACCACCTTTTTTATAGTATCGTCTCATCGCATTTTAGCTGGACGTACACCGCGCTTGGCTATTCCTGCTCCTCGCACTTTACTCTTACCTGTCGTCTTCTTCTTAGCACCACCTTTGGTATTACCTTTGGTAGCCATACCACCACCTTTCATACCACCTTTGGTAGCCATACCACCAGTAGCCATTTTACCTTTTCCATCAGCAGCGAAAAATGGTACTTTCTTACCATCTTTTTCTACCATTTTTAAAGGGCCACCGTCTCCCATTTTAATACCGCCTCTAGCATAACCTTTAGTCATACCACCGCCTTTCATTTTCTTTGGTCCTCGTGGTCCCATAACTACATTTGTAGCCGTTCTATTAGGCGATATAAAGTCTTTAGGCTCTGGAGGCGATTGTGGTGGTCGTGGTCGTGGTCTTGGTGGCTTTATTGGGGTTCCCATAGTATTCTCCTTAACTTTGCACTGCTTTAGCTGCCGCTTTTGCATCAGCCTTAGATACGATCTTAATAGTTGGTTTTGCTGCGGGTGCTTTAGCTGGTGCAGCCACAGGTTTCTTTGTTGTCTTCGCTTTACTCTTCGCCATCTTCAGTCTCCGCGTATAAATTATCAAATGTTGTGCTTGGGTCCATATAACTATCATCACACTCAGCACTGTGTGTCCACTGGCTGGGTCTAAAATCTGGTGGTCCTTCTCCATGCGCCCAAAGTGCAGGATTGGTAACTCTTACCCTGTTGTTAGGTAGAGCTACTATATTACCTGTCCAAGGTCCAGCATCTGTTAGTTCCAACACATGGCTTTGTTTATGTTGAGCAGGATCATCTGATATGTGGCTGTCAGTGTAATCTACTGTAAACATATACCTGCCAGTGTGAAACTCTCCGTTTATTTTACATATCCAAGGACTAGAACTTGTTCTGTCGTAGATATGCACCTGATGATTACGAGAACTACAATCCCAAGGTTGACATAATCTTGGTGTCATAGCTTCAGGCCATTCGTCTAATATGGTGTCTCCTACTAATGCAGTGATAGGCATACGTGCCCACATTGCGCCACCATGTACGTTTGGCTCGTTGTCATCATCGTATGTTTCTGCTCCCGTAAAAACCAAATGAAAACTTAAACATCTATCGGGTATACACGTTACCGCTATTGCAAGTGCATGAAGATACTCTCCATGATACTGTTGATGATTGTGCGTATACTCCCTCCTCACCCAACATTTGAAGTGAGGTATATTCGACTGC